AAAAAGCATTCTGTTCACAGAACGCTACAGTCTCCATGCCTACAGATTCCAGCCCGATTGAAAAGCCCCCAATCCCCGAGAACAAATCCAAAACTCTCATGTATCCCCCTGAGATGCGGCAGTTGATTGCTTTAACAGTGAATAGTCACGGGCTGCGATCAAGCAATCTAATTCTCTTACCCCAGTGGGGAGGCTGACGCTGCCGCTCGCCTGCCCGAAATACCCGCGATCAAATGTTACCTACGATCCGTTGAGTCCTTCACCATTTTTTTTATGCCATTGCACATGATGTGCTTGACACATCCAGACAACATTCAATGGCTTGAGATAATCATTATGGTGGGCAACAACGGATTCATCTGTACCGCAAACGACACAAGGCTCTTTGAATAACTTGTTTTGTGAAATCGCATTGCGAACAATCCGGTGCGCTCTAACCTTGTTTGGGTATTTTGACCGATACTCTTTTGTGTACCCTTTTTTTTGCCTATTGCCCCTTCGCCTGTCGTATTCCCGGTAGTATTCGATGTTCGATTGCCGGTTCTTTCTCACGTCAGTCTTGTTGCAATCTTTGCACTTATTAAGATGCCCGTCAGCCATTGCAAAATGCTTGTAAAAGTCGGAGAGCGGTTTGCTCTCCTTACACTTAAAACACTCTTTCATTTCGTATTCCCCGCTCTGTATGTAGAAATTGAATCTACATTGTACCCAGAACGGGGTCAACTAAAAGGTATATCATCCTCGAAATCATCTGTCTTCGGCGCTACCGCTGACTGTGGAGCCTTGAATGCAACCTGATTGTTGTTTGGCTTCCAAGTGTTCACTTCGGCGTACCACTTTCCTGACTGCGCCTCTTTGATCTCAAGGTTGACCCATTCATCGGTTTGGCTGTTTAGCCACTCCATGACCTCTTGGCGCTTCAGATTCAATTTGAATTTGACATACGCCGGGGCGTTTTCATTTGGTGGCTTAACGTAAAGCCCTTGCGCGAATACCTTGTCGCTCATAAATACCTCATTAGGATTGTCGTAATTGCTGCTACACCAGCGGAAATGCCAACGATGAAAATGTATTCCATAAATATCATTGACTGATTGCGTGTCTCTTTTTGTATCGCTGTTTGAATGTTGTCAGCGAGGCTTTCGTTCAGGATTGATTCTGTTTCCCGCGCTTTATCCAGCAGTAACTCTTTAGACACGTTCAACTGCTTTTGCCCGGTTATCTGTTCATGCAGGATCGCTTTATTGATGATGAATCTACGCTTGTTGCGCTCCATTCTCTCAATTTGCTGCCTGAACAGCAGATTGTCTAAACTCTTCCTGATCTGAGCGGGTGTGGCGCTGCTATCTCGCTGCCGTAACTCTTTGAAGATTGACGTATAAGTCGCTGACCCATTGTCATTTATGACATCAAAAATGTCTCGTGATATGCCTCTCTTCGGTTTGTTCATTTGGGATTCTCCACTTTTCTGATTGCTGAACGGATGTTGCTTGGAAGCCCGTCCCATACGGCTGTCTTCATGCGATTGTCACTGCGCAGTTCGTCGAGCAGTTCTTTCATGCCTGCGTCATCGTCGGCTAAATGAGCTTCCGTGAGGAGGGAAATGTAACTTCTTACTTTTCCCTCATCGACCGTGAGGTTTCCGTCTTTATCTACAATGCCTTCTTCCTGCATTACGGTTTTGGTGACTGACTGCGGTTTTCGGCCAGTTGAGTTCTTTGCTGCAGCGTTGCCATCATCGTCTGAATCTGATGCGACCCCACAAGCCATCGCAAGCGAGTACCTCTTTGCATAGGTCAATGCGCTGCCAAAGCCGTGGGCATTCTCCCTGTCGATTGGGACGGGAACTGGCCCTGTGGATAACTCTTCGCCAAAACCATAAAACACGGTCTCTACAGCTATGCCGTGATCCATCGGAACAGATTTTTGTATAAAAGCTATGCCGTTGGCGTTGAGTGCTGGCTTTACAGCGTCTATCACGCTCTTCAAAGATGCAAACTTCGCGTTCTTGAAGGCAGGATTGGTCTGATCGAATGCCGCATGAGACATTTCAGACTGAGCCTTCACTAAGGCGTCAATTAGTGTTTGTTTTGAATCCATCCATTAGTTCCTTCAGTTGGGTTTGTATGTATTCGTATCTCTCGACCGAATTCTCAGGTAAGTCGCAGGTATCGACGATTTCCTTCCAATCGTCTATGAACTGCGAAGAACCCTTTTCCTTCTCATCCATCCAATATCTCCGTTATGCAGCCGACTTGTATCCCATCGTGGTATACAAAGTATTGGCGAGCGGGGTTTGAGTTGATGACATCAGCAGGCTCAAGAGCCGATCCGATGTCAGATTTTTTGCCGTCGTGCTGATGCTGCATGACAAGCAAGCAGTCATTGTTACGCATGTAATCAACGACAAATTGCATTTCTTCGCGGTTCTCACCGATTAAACCTTGGCCCCATCCCCTGAAGCCTCCGCTGGAGTCCTGTCCATACCAGTGGACTTTGAATTCTCGGTCGAAGTCGCGTGTCTTGTCGCCGCTACAGTATTCGCAGAACGGCATCATACGTCCTTCGTCATCTTCAACGTAGTCGCAGACTTCGTGGCATACGCCACATATATCTGCATCGAGGGCGTGAGGGTTGTTAAAGTGGTAGTCTTCCCGTTCCATTTTGCCCCCTTAAAAATTGCGCCAGTAACAACGGTGCTCTGAAATGTTCGCCTTGATCTTCGCCTTCGCTTCGTCAAGCGTCTCTACCTTGTAGACCCAGCCGCATAACTCAAACTCATAAACCGCTGGCTCGTCATCTTCCATGAGATAGGCGATATCGACGTTGTAGTAGCTCGTTGTTTTCATGTCGGTTCCTTGTTGTTGTTAGGCTCCATGATACGCTATTGGTTTACCCAATCAACTACTTTAGTAAACTTTCTGAAGATAATTGTTGCAACTGCATCCAAGAACCCTGAATATAGCGTCATGGAAACGGAAGCCTTCAGCAAAGTAGTCAAGATCGTCGGATCTAAAGTTAAGATTGCACAGCAGTGTGGTGTTAGCCCGCAGGTAGTCCAGAAGTGGAAATCTGTGGTACCTGCAAAGCATGTTGTGAAGCTGGAGAAGTTGACGGGTGGAGAAGTGAGACGTGAGGAATTGCGTCCAGACGTATTTTACGACTAGCGGCTGGCCCCAGCCTCTCCTCCCCTGCTTCCCCCTGTCTGGGGTCGGCCCTTTTACAGACCAAGGGTATCCTTACCTTGTTAGCTCGTACCCGTCCGAGTGGTCGAAGGCGGGGACAAATTACGCTCTACGGAAGTAGCAGAGGCCAGGAATGGTGCCGGTGGTTGACCGGTTGAGCACAACGACCAAAGACAATTTGCTTGAATCTGGGCGTCTTAGTAGGAACGCCAAAGTGAACACTCGTTAAAGGTGGCAAAAACCCTCCCCCCAGTTGATATATGGGCAGAGAGGTGGGCAACGTCTGGGCCAGCGTGGAAATGGTCGAGTGAAAATACGGACTAGCAATACAGACAAAGATTGGTATGGGCCACCAAACCCTACTAAATGTCATCTGTGGGAGAGAGATAATGGATCGAATGGATAAGATACTTGATAGGTTAAGTGAACGTATAAATGAGTGGGAGAGAGCAAGCAGAGACGCAATCGAGGCGGAAACTAATTTCAAGTCTTTTGAAGCGATGCAGCAGAAGGCGCACATGGATTCTGGGGCAAGCGCAGCTAAAGCACAGACAGAAACTAGGTCAAACGGGGAGTGGGCAGACCACTATCGCGCAGTCCAACAAGCCAGTTTGATTGCGGAGAAGCTCAAGAAGCAGATCATGCTGGGCCAACTGGCATTCGACGCGGAGCGAACCAAGCAGGCTAACCAGCGCAAAATCGTCTGATGGCAAAGAAACCCACTACTTCAACACTTCGCGCTAAAGCATTGAAAACATTACAAAAGTTGCGGAGAATGGAGTGTGCCGATGACAATGGTTACGCCAAGTGTGTGTCCTGTGGGAAGCTAGATCACTACAAGAGCATGGATGGTGGGCACTTCATCCCGAAAGGTTCATCAAGCCGATGGTCGCTCGAGGAGACCAATATCTGGGCGCAGTGTAAGGGCTGTAATGGATATGGCATGAGGCATGGTAGTGCCGAGGCTCAGTACACAATCCATATGATCGACTTCTACGGAAAGGATTACGTTGAGCACATGCTGGCAACCAAGAAAGATCCGATCAAATACTACGCAGCAGATTACCGTGAGATGATTGCAGATTGGGAAGAACAGATAAAAGGCCACGAACGCAGGCTGGGTGAGCGCAGATGAGACCACCCCGCGCACTTGCTCAAGAGATGGTTAGGGCGATGGACGCAGCCATGAAACAGGTGTGGGACGCAGAGCCAAAGAAAGAATCGGATGAAGGATTGAAGCGGCAGGTGTTTGCGCACGTCTGCAATTCTTACATGAGACGAGGCGGATATGGCAAGACCGAAACTACCGACTGACCACGAAGTGTTTGCGACCGAGTTCTCATCAATCGGCGCTCAAGGGATGGCGAGCCGATACGATGTAGGAATTAGAAACGTATTCCACAGACGGCGCAGGGCAGAGGAGGCGCTTGGTCGAAGCATCTCAGTCCCCGCTCACCTTTCAAGAGACAAAACGCCCAGACCGTCAGTCCGTCAGGTTCTGAAGGTCGAGAAAGACCTAGTGATACTCGTGGGATCAGACGCGCATTACGAGATCAACACCGTCACCACTGCCCACCTCGCCTTCGTTGAACTAGCCAAACAGCTTCAGCCTGATGTTATCGTCTTGAATGGTGATCTGTTGGATGGCGCATCCATCAGCCGACACGCTCCAAATGGGTGGGAGGAAAGGCCCACAGTCGAGCAGGAACTAAACGCTGTTCATCAACGGCTGGAAGAAATCGAGAAGGCTTCGCCAAGCTCCAAACGGTATTGGGTGATGGGCAACCACGACTCTCGGTTCGACATGAAGTTGGCTGACGCTCTGCCGCAGTACAAGGGCGTCCCTGGATTCAGTCTGCGCGAGCAGTTCCCAGCGTGGATATTTTCCACAAGCCTATGGGTTGAAGGTGCCGAGCGACCAATCATGATCCGACACAAGCCCATCGGCGCAGGCATCACTGGGGGGCACAGAACCACGCTGATGTCTGGAACGCATACCGTCTCAGGACATACTCACCACCAAGAAGCCAAGCCGTTCAGCGACTACACAGGCACGAGGCTGGGCATTCAATTGGGGACAATGGCGGAACCTAACCAACCGACGTTTGATTACGCAGAGGACTCACCCAAGAACTGGTCTTCGGGCTTCGCAGTCCTGTCGATCAAGAACAACTTTCTCTTGCAGCCTGAGTTCGTGCGGGTTCATGGCCGACACGCCGCTGGAGAATACGAGTGGCGCGGGGACATTCATCGAGTAGAATACGAATGATGAAAGAGATAGACGCATCACAATACATCGTCGCTAACCAACTCAACTACCTTAGTGGTAGGGTGGTTCAATTAGTGACGGAGTACGGCGTCACGAAGGACATTCAGGTGTTAGAAGAAGCCTGTCGAGACCTAGCTACACTCGTCCAACGCGAGCGATTCATTGAGGAGAGATTTGGTGCCGACGATTCTGATTGAAGATCTGGAGCCGAATTGCCAAGTGACAGTGATCGTGTCTGATCTTTATGAGATGGACACTAACCCTAACCCACCAGCAGAAGCTCCGGTTGAGGAGAAGGCGGAAACAATCTGGCTGGTTAGCAAGAAGGATGCGACGTAACGATGGTATATCTTGAACGCTTTGCTTATCTGGAATCAGGCACCCTTGGTAAGTTAACAGTCGGGCCTTGGTCTTGCTATACGATTGAGCGCCCTTGGAAGGATAATGAGCCGAATGTTTCGTGTATCCCAGAGGGTACATACAAGTGCGAGCCTTTTAGCGGCGACAGGTTTAAGGATGTTGTGCAGATCCTAGATGTGCCTGGGCGGACATTCATACTGTTTCATGTCGCAAACTTCCCGCACGACATTGAGGGCTGCATTGGCGTCGGGGATCGTTTTGTTTCTGACGCATTGGAGCCAGCGGTGTATAATTCAAAGAAGACCTTGGCCGGTTTTTTCGATGTGGCTGGTCGAGACTTCGATCTTACAATTCGAGGAGTGAGGGCTGAAATATGAAATGGGATTCAATCAAAGGCTTAGTGGGCGCTGTCGCCCCGACAATCGGTGCAGCCATTGGAGGCCCGGTAGGTGGTGGAGCAGGAAAGATTCTGGCCCAAGTGCTAGGCGTTCCCGCAGAACCACAGGCTGTACAGAAGGCTCTTAGCGAAGCATCGCCAGAGCAACTGGCTGAGATCAAGAAAGCCGACCTAGCCTACAAGACTCGTTTGGCAGAGCTAGAGGTGGATATCTTCGAGCTTGAGAATGCGGATCGGGCAAGTGCTCGGGAGATGGGCAAGGGTGATTGGACGCCCAAAGTCTTAGCTATGTTGGCGTTTTTGTTCTTCGGCGGGTATGTGAGCATGGTCACACTGATGCCGGAACAGAACGAGGCTATTGTCAATTTGGTCTTGGGCTATCTGGGCGGCATTGTTTCCGCTGTTGTGAGTTTCTACTTTGGCGCAAGTCATAAGGCTGACAAGTAATTGGATATTGTCGTTGACGTAAAGAAGGCGCAAGACAAGTTCAGGGCTGCGAAAGACCAGATCCCCTTGGCTCTGAGCCACACATTCAACCGTCTCGTGTATGAGATTGCAGTGGGTGATGGTGGTAGTGGTGTTCTTCGGAAGGAAACAGATCGCAAGTTAGATAAGGGTGCGGAACGGTTTACCCTGTCTGGATTCCAATATCGGAAGTCCACGAAGAAAGACTTAGTTGCCGAGGCTGTTGCCGACTTTACTGGTGGAAGACTAGCGCCCGATGGTATCTATAAAACGGGTGGGGGCAGCGAGAGAAAGCGGGAATACCTAAGAACCATCTTGAATGGCGGTACCGTCAAGCCTGTCGGGACTAGGCAGACTCTCATTGAGCCAATCACAAAGAACATCAAGCTGAATAAACATGGCAACCTGTTGCCGAGCAAGTTCAATAAGTTGAGAGCGCAGGCAGCGGACGCAAAGCGACTAGCGCCTGGGGGCAGGGATCAGATTCTTGCAGGCTCGAAGACGAAGCCAAAGCTGAAGATTGCGAAGAAGGGCAAGAAGAAGGGTCAAGCTGTAGGTAAGGCTTCACAATACTTCTGGGGAACCCCGAGGAATAAGCCGAAGAACGATAAGAATTATGGCTTATGGGAGCGGATGAACAGAAGCCAGAAGAACCCATATGGTACTGGGGTTAAGAAGATAATCATGGCTGGTCGGAAGTCTCGACAGCAAAAGCGCATGGTTCAAGGCCGTGAGATCTCACATAAGCACTTTATGCGGAACTACAATCGCCAGTTCCTGAAGAGCTTTGCTATGGCGATGCGAACATCACACCAGCGATCAAGAGTAATCGACTCGTTCAACGAACGCCGTAAATCCTAACGGCTATCCCACGAAGGTCAAAGGCTATCCCACGCAGCCCACGATCAGGCACAACCAGGCGGCTATCCCACGCAGCCACAAAAGCTATCCCATGAAGCTCAAAAGCTATCCCACGGAGAGCCAAAGGCTATCCCACGCAGGTCATTTACTATCCCACGCAGTACCACGGCTATCCCACGGAGTACCACGAAACCGCCATTGAGGGCGGTTGGTCGGGCCGGTCGGGTCTAAGCCTTTGATTTTGCTGGGTTTTTCCTAGTCGGTCGGGAGGCGGTCGGGAGTCGGTCGGGCGGTGCCTGAATGGGTGCGGATAATTCAGCGAAAAGGGGTGGTTGACGGGGTGAGGCGGGGTGTCTCGGTCGGTTTTCAGGGTGCGGGGTTTTGGGTGGTGCCTTTATAAGCCAAAAAAAATACACCTAAAGTGTAAAAAGGGCTTGTGTATGACTACAAAGTAGGCTTATGATGTGGCCATCGGGCGGCGGGTGTCGCTCGGTACTTAACAAAAAGGATACGAAAAAATGACAAAGACAGACATATTTTACACCTTTCAATGGCTCGCCCTAGTGACTTGCATGTTTTTAGCTAGCCCATGGCTCGCGGTTGCGTTCGGTGGCCCGTTTGCCGCCATCGCATTCGTTATGGCGTGGGACATAAAACGTCAAGACGAAAAGCACGCGGCGCAAGAATACTTGCGTTCTCTCGACGCGGAAACGCAACGTGCTCTGGGGGTGAAGTAATGAAATACGCAATCCTCTCTGCTACATGGTGCGCGATTACTGCGCTCTTGTTGATGGTCGCCATTGCTGGCGGTGCCACCATTTACGCTTTCACCTTCGCGGCCACCATATCCGCGCTCGCCGCCGCCGCCAGTTTTGGCGCGGCGCTGATAATCCGATTTTTGGGGGTGAAGTAATGCAAGAGCAAAAAACATGCGTCGAGTTGATCGGCAACCATTTAGCATCGCGCCTCAATGATTTGGATGAAATGGTGCCATTTTTGCGGGCTGAGGACATTGAGATCGGAGAGTTCGACGCGTTCAAAATAACGGCCCATGTCCGCATGTTGGATGAACGCTATAGCTATGACGTGCACGGCGATTTTGCCGGCGGCCATAGTGCGCGGGAGTTTATCGCAATGGAAATATGCGACGAAGTGGCTGACGTACACCGCGACAATCAGTTGGATGATTTTCATTCCTACGGGTTGTGCGCCGATGCTAAAAAGGACGATCACGGCGCTTATATCGAATGGCAACTATCATTCGGCGGGCCTGCCGATGGCTTCCGGTTTTACATTACGGCTGACGGGCAACCTCACCGAATCACCTACTTCTACCATGATTGGTTTGACGGTGCCGAGCGGGTGCTGTCGGGTGATGATCTGGAATTGTTGCGCGATGCCTTCGTGATGATGTTCGGAGACGATAGCTATGCCGCCGAATTCTGGGGCGATCAAATGGAGGGCCGCCACAATGGATAACAGAAAAACGGGAACGGCCTTCTGGCTCATGGATAATTTGCGTTACAACGGATACGAAATCATCCATACGGGCGGGGGTTGTACCGCGTTCTGCAAGCGGTTTGGCTCGTGCGAAATCTTGATTACGCAGGACGCTAGCCACGAGATCATCTCAGAATATATGTCGGACGTGGGGCTTGTGATTGGTGTCTATCCCGACGATTTGGAGGGCCAGCACCTATTTTTCCTCAACCCCACCCATACCGATTGGGGGATAATTTACGACTCGGTTTTGAAGGCCGAGATCACCGCGACTGCTATTGATGGCATCGCGGCATTCCAAAAAATCGAAGTATAGGAAAAGCGAATGAATCAGAAAAACGAAAGTGTAGTTGTACGTCTCCGCCCGATGGGTGAGATGCTGAAAAGGAAACAGCGGGAGCCGGTTATCGCTGGGCGTTCGCGTCGGGATTTTGCCGAGTCGGTAAGCGATGCGACTGAAAGGGTAAGACAAGAAAACGCGAAGGCGAGCCGAGAGAATGCGAGGGCGGGAGCTTGGGCTTTCGTCTCGGGTATGGCTTGGGCGGCTTTCGTCGTGATTGCCTTTTATCAGTTAACGGGGGGTGCTGTATGAAGTTGATTAAATCGCGCAAGGCGTACACTTGCGACAATTGCGGCGACACAATCGCCAAGGGCGACCGATACGCCAAGAAAACAAAGCGAATCGGTAGCAGTAAACCGGACACCATAGAGGCGCGGACAATGGATAACGGCGACCGATATCCCGTTATCGTGTCGCATGGTTTTAGCTATGCCGTCCAAATTTGCGAGGGGTGTGCTACGCCAACAGCGCACACCGTAATGGACTACGCGCCCGATTTCAAAGAAGCGATACGGCGCATTGATGCAGGGGAGCCGGTCAATACGACAGCGGCGGAGCTTGGGTTGACGCCCAAAGAATTGCTCAACGTTATTGGGGAGGCTTTGAAATGAGATACCGCAACGGATACCCAGCACCATCGCCCGCGCTCATTGTGCGGCGCATGGATGCCCTAGGACTCGATCACGCTCAACTGGCCGCGCTGTTAGACGTAAACCGCTCCACCCTTGGGCACTGGCGCTCGGGCCGTCGGACGCCTCAGTATGTCCATGCTCGGGCATTGTTCGGCCCTATCGACCGGCTCGAATCGGTGCCCGCATGGGTGGGGGGTGAGGAATGAATCCGACTATCGTTTTGACAGACCGAGAGGCAACATTTCTTGAGCAATATTTGGAAACGGCATTTTGGGTGGCTGGCATTGAGCCGCAGGAAATGGACGAAGATTGCTACCGAGAGGCCATGATTGACTGTTTAGCGTTCTATTCTCGGATTGAATGCTACCTGAATGACGATAGTCGCTATCAGGCCGCGCATGATTTTTACCTGTCACGCAATGGTCACGGCTCGGGGTTTTGGGATAGGCCGAAAGTCTACAGTTACGTAATCGGCAACTATGCCGATAAATTCCAGAAAATCGCGGAGGCATTCGGGCCGACCGATTACTACACTTCAACAGGGGAGGCGTTCAATTGAAAACCACACGACCACAACGCGAAGCAATGGCCCGCCTATATCGGCGCGTGATGGATTCAGACAACCCACCCGCAGGTCTGACCTATCGGGCGTGGCGTCGGGACAACGTGCAACCGACGTTCTTTATGGACGATGCCGTCGTGGTATCGCTCCCATGGTGCTTCGTTGCGGTCGAGCGCGACGGGTACGCGCATAGCTAAACCATCCCACCAAACCACCTAGCCCGCGCAATGCGGGCTTTTTTTTGCCCGCTCGATAATCCCCCGCCCTACCTAGACGCGCAGCCACGCGCAGCCCTACCGCCTACCTAGTACCGACCGCCCAAGCTACCGAGTAGCACGCCCGCAACCACCCGATAACGCAGCCCGCATCCCACGAAGGCCATGAGAGGCCGAGCATGGCCGCCTAAGCG